TGCTCGCTCCGCTCGAGGCCGCGGCCCCGAGCGGAGCGAGCACGCCGCTGCTCGGCGCCTCCTTCGCGCCGATCGCGGCCCCCGCCTCACCAAGCGAGACCGGCTCGTAGCCGCCGGCTGTGAGCTGGCTGACCTGCTCGTCGGGGACGCTGACGATCGAGCCGTCGGGTGCGCGAAGCTGAGGCATCTACTGCGTGACCTCGGGGAGCCCCTGCTTGCGCAGCACCTCGTTGTAGGCTCGCAGTGCCTCTGGCGACATCTTGCCGAGCGACGCGGGCGCGGCGCGGCGGACGTTCGGCGTGGGAGCGGTGATCTCGCGGAGCCGCTTCGCTGCCAGCTCGCCTCCGCTGCTCTCGACCCTCGCGATGATCTCGTTGAACAGCTTCGGGTCCTCGTCGTTCACCAGCTTGGCGAGGCCGCTCACCATCGTGGGCCGCTTCTCGTTGGTCAGCGCTGCCCCGAGATTGTCGACGATCCGATCGTGCTCGGCGTGGCCGGCGGCTCCGGCGCGGCGGATCTCGGCGAGCGCCGTGGTGTGGTCCTTCGGGTCGAGCCCGTACGCATTCGACTGGCCCTTCGCGTTCGTGCGCGCCGCCGCGCCCTCGAAGGCCTGCTGGGAGTCCTGGTTGCCCAGGGCATCCTGCTGTGCCTGGCGCCCCGGGTTAGCCGCGTTGTTCTGAATGTACGTCTTCGTCGGATCGACCGGCGCGCCGTTGTCCTCGGGGACCCCCGCAGCCGGCAGTTGCCCCTCCGCCGCTTCGCCCGCGGTCTTCCCGCTGAACTTCGGGGCGCTCGGCGCTCGGGCCGGCTTCCATCCGCTCTTGACGCCGGCGCTCTTGAGCGCGACGTCCGCGGACTGGGAGAACTCGGAGTCCAGCGTGTCAAGCGCCTTGATTGCCTTGCCCTTGTCGACGGCCCGGGACCATAGGCTATCAGGCTCGATGCTGAGCACATCGTCGAGCGCCTCCATCGCGCGCACCGACACGCGCTCGCCGATGCCCTTGGCTGCCTGCGCCTTGATGAACTGCAACCGGGTCGTCAGTTCCGCCCATGCCTCGCGGTTCGCCGGACTCGGATCCTGCTGCAAGGCCCGGCGTGCGAGGTCCGTCTTGTTGGCCATCTCCTGGGCGCTGTCGACGGCCTTTTTCGCCTCGGCGGCCACCTTCGGGTTGTCGGCGAGTGCTGCATCGACGGTCAGCGCGCTCTCGCGGAGGTCCTTGGCCTGCTGGTTCAGCGCGGCGGCCTGCGTGGGGTCGGTCGCGGCGCGCGCCTTGGCCTCCGCCGCGTCGGCCTGCCGCATCTTGTCCTGGCCGGCAGGGGTCAGCATGAAGTTCCCGGTGCTAGGGTCGCGGATGCCCTGTTCGCCGATGATCTTCATCTTCGCCGCGGCCTCGCTCTTGCCCTCCGCGAGCATTTTCTGCGCGATCTCGGCCGCGGTGCGCTGGTTCTGCGCCGCGATGGTCTCGCGCGTGGCCTGGAGTTGCACATCCTGCCCGCGAATCGTCGTGGCGTTCTGCATCTGCGCGATCTTCAGTTCCTGCGCTCGCGCGGCCTCCGCGTTCTGCTGCGTCTTCACACGCTGCTGCGCATCGGCCACGGTCGTGGCCTGCTCGCGGGTGATGTCGGCCTTAATGATCCCGCCATTCGCTTTGATGATCGGAACCGATGTCTCCTTTGTGATCCGGTCGATCTCCTGCTTGGCCTGTTCAAGCCTTCCGACCCGAAGCGCGGCCATCTGGTCGAGCCGATCCTTGAGGATCCCGCGCTCGTTCGTCACGGCCTGCTGCTGGAGCCCGTATGCATCTTTCTGCTTGTCGAGGTCCTGCATCTGCGCGGCGACCTTGCGATCGATCGCGGCGTACATCGCTTTCAGGCCCGGGTTCTCGATCGGCGCCGGGGCAGCCTGCCCGCGGAACGCGGCGGCGAGCGCGGCATCACGGTTCTGCATCGCAGTCCCGAGGGTCGCGAGCGCCACGCCGATCGCGGTGAGCCATGGGTGGTCGGCGGTCCGGTCGATCTTGGTGTCGGCGATCTTCTTCGCCTGTGCCATCAGCGCGGCGTTGTGTTCGTCGAGCTGCGCCTGCCGCCGGTCGGCCTCCGCCTGCATGTCGTCGAGACGCTTCTTGTCGGCCGCCTCGTTCGCCTTCATCGCGGCTGCGACCTGCGTGGCCTGCTCGGCCTCCGCGGCGGTCTTCTCCCCGGTCGCCTTCTTCTTCTCCTCCTCGGCCGCCAGCGCAGCGTTGGTCGGCGTCGCCACGCCCATCTTGGCCAGGTCGGTGTTGGTCAGCGGCTTGGCGCTCACCGTCCCGTCCGGGTTGGTCTGGTTCGCCGGCGTGGTGTCCTGCGAGGTCGACGCCGCCATGCGCTTGATCGCCGGGTTGGTCTTCTGCTTCTTGGCGAGGTCCTGGAGCTCGGCGTTGTCCTGCGCCTGCTTCGCCGCCTGGGTCTGCTGCGCAAGCTCGGCGCTATCCTGCGGGCTCCACGTCGGGTTCGTCCCGGCCGGCAGCGGCAATGCGGTCATCGGATCCGGCGCACCCGGGGGCGGACCGGCGGGACCTCCGGTCGGCGGCAACATCGCCGCGGCGGGGTCCGGCGAGGCGCCCACGCCCTGACCCGGGGGCGGCGGACCGGGCGCCTGGACCTGCGGTGTCAGCGACGGGAACATCGTGGCCAGGTTCGACGGCATCTGTACGACGCGCCCGTCCGGCGTCGTGTAGCCCCCCACCGCTCCGCCGTAGAGCGCCATCAGCGCGTCCCCGCGGCGAGCTTGCCGAGCTCGAACCTCTCGCCGCCCTTGCCCTCAATCGCGCGCAGCCGCTTGTCGAGCCGGGCGACGCTGGCGAGCGCCGCGCTGGTCGCCTTGCCGAGGTCAAACCCGAGGTGGCCCTCGTCGTCGGCCACCACGATCGCCTTGGCGCCCATCTTCGAGCGCGCGAGGTCCTGCGCCATGATGCCGAGCCGCTCGCCCTGCCCCCACCTCTTCGCGTGCTTGTCGAGGTAGCGGTACGTCTTGGGCTTCAGGTTCGCCATGAGCTCGTCGGCATCCTCGTCGCCGTCCCGGACGTCGGTCTTCGTGCGCTCGTCGGAGATCGACGACAGTGCGCCGCCTACGCCGCCGAACAGCCCGCCGACGATGCCCTTGTCCGATGCCTCGATCGCGCCGCGCTTGATTTGCTCGTCGATCTGCGCCTGCGACCACCCGAGTTGCTGCCCGAGCGCCTGGGTCTGCAGGGCCCGGTTCTGCAGCGTGGCCTGCTGGTTCGCGAGCTGAGCCTGCTGTCCCAGCTGCGCGTTCTGCTGCGCCACGCTCGCGTCCTGGTTGTACGCCTGGCCGTACAGCTGGCCGCGCAGCGCGTTCGCCGACTGCTGGTCCTGCATCTGGGCCTGCGCGGCCGCGCCGGCGCCCTGGAGCCCCTGGTCAGCCGTCATCCGCGCCGCGTTGCGGTACGCGAGTGCCGAGTTCGTGCCGTGTGCCTGCCGCGCGAGCGAAGCCTGCTGTGCGTTCGCCTGCCCCATCTGGCGGTTGACCGCGAGCTCGCCGGCGCCGGCCTGCTGGCCGCTCGCGATCCGCCCCAGACTGTCGGCGGTACCCATCAGCCCGGCGCGGGACTGGCCGGTCTGATCCCCCGCGAGCTGGGTGCCGGCGACCTGCGGAGCCTGCTGCTGCGACAGCCCCTGGAGCGCGGTCTGCGCCTGGTCGAACCCGGCGAGCTGCTTGGGGATGTCCTTGGTCGCGTCGCCACCCACGAACCAGTTGTGGGCGCCGTGGAACGACCAGTCGGGGTTGTTGGCGACCCAGTCGTATGGGTTCCAGCTGTCGGGCATGTCAGGCGCTCCTCCCGGCCGTCATGGGCCGGCGTGCATTGCCGAGGATCGAGCCCACCATCACGAGCTCGGTGAGCTCGAACGACGGGCCGAAGAATCCATCCGCCTCGAAGTCCTCGAATCGAAGCTGGATGCTCTGGCCGGTCTCGTAGAGGTCGAGCCTCCACGCGTACTCGCCGAGCCCGGTCCCGCCGTACGGCCCGTCGCCGTACTCCCCATCGCCGTACACCGTGCCGGCGATCGGCTCGGCGCCAACCGTGTTCGACCCAGTGATCCACCCCGCGGAGCTTGTCGCGCCGGTCGCGTCGAACCACACCGAGTCGGTCCACCCCGGCGTGTAGTCGGTCTGGTACTGCACGCCGAGCTGGTGCGCGCTGGTCCAGGTGCCGAGGATGTGGATATAGAAGAACCGCTGGAAGCCCTGCAGGTGCTCCTGCATGTGGATCCACGCGGTCTCGATGCGGAGCCGGATGTGGGTTCCGGCGTCGGAGTAGCTTCCGACGGTCTCGCGGTAGAACCGGTCATCGGTGCGGAGGTAGTGAAACTGGCCGTTCGCGACCGCGCAATCGTGCCCCTCGTGGTTCGTGAAGGTGCTCCATTGATCGAACAGGTAGTCGTGGAGCAGCGTCGATCCGCTGTCGGTCAGGAACACGACCTGCGTGCGGCCCGGCAGCGTCGTCGCGCGGCGGATCGTCTGGCTGTTGAACGCCTCGACGGGCGCGCCGACATATCCGACGGTGAAGTCCTGCGTGAGCGCCCAGATCCCGCGGTCCGTCCCGAACATGAACGCGATCGGCGTCATCACGATGGACTGCGGATCGGTGCACCCGACGTCGCTCGGGATGGTCTGGACCGCGCTGAACCCGGTCTGGGCGCTCGAGCCGGTCGAGTCCGGCCCGTCGCCCGCGAACGTGAAGATCCCGCGCTCGGTCCAGACCACGACGCGGTTGTCGCGCGCCGCGCCGGCCATCACCGCACCGCGCTGCGGATCTACGCGCAGGAACAGGTCCGGCGGCCACTGGACGCCAAACCCCCCGTCGCCGATCGGCTGCGAGTAGCGGACCATGCTCGGATCGCTGGGGTCGCTCGCGAACAACCGATCCTTGCCGCGCCAGATCGCCGCGCCGAGCGGCGCCGGGTCGTTGCTGAGCACGCCGTCGTCCGTATAGATCTCGTCGAACGTCGCAAGCGTCGTGTCGCTCATGCGGTCGAGGAAGCTCACGGTGTCCGCGCCGGTGTTGTTCGCGACGTAGCCGTTGGCGGTCCCCGCGGTCGTCGGGTCCAGGCTGGTGACGCGGAACAGCTGCGCCGTGCTGCCGGTCTGGGCGGCCTTCGATCGCGCGACCATGATGCGGACGCCTGGCTTGCGCGTGACCCGGCACGTCGGCAGGGTCAGTGTGACCTGCGTGTCGCTGCCGCCCATCGTGACGAGCGTGCCGTCGGACACCGGGCCGAGGTGGATCTCGCCCTGACCGTCGGTCCACTCGTACCAGGCGCGGTAGAGGTACGTGGTGCTCGAGGTCATCGAGCCGCCGCCCGCGGTCACCGTAGCGATCAGCTCGGGGCCGACGTGGAACCCGAGCTCGGTCCAGATCCG